TTTGCTTTGCCATCAGAGGGCCTTGTATGTGAGTAAGTCAGGATAACCTTACCTTATTTTTGCCCCCTGTATATATATTTTCCAGAGAATTAAAAATAATTTTTTTGAAAACCGGAAAACCTCAATAGCAATAGCTTGATTAACAAGCTTGGAGAATAGTGGTGTATACCCACGTTACCTACGTGTTACGACAAAACCCAGCGTTTATGCGGCTTTCAGGCCAAGGTAACGCGGTAACGCCGGTAACGCCTATTTTTAATTTATTTTTTTATTTTTTTATTTCTCTGGGAAACACTATATAGATAGCGTAATTAAGACCCGTGGTCCGTGAAGCGTGGCCAGAAATGACCTATTCACGAACCACGGGTCATGGTCAAAGGATCAAGAGGAATAGTACGCCGAGGACGACGAGTATTCCGGCTACGGCGATAGCCGCAGCGACGAGCAGTTCACCTATTCGGTCACTCACCTGTCGCGTCCTTGGTCTTTTGTTGTTTTACGAGGAGCTGTATGTCCTCTGGGAGGTTGTCGAGGTCAAGGATGCGGTAGCCAGCAGAGCTATAGCAGTCCACGCGGCCATCGTCCCTGAGAACCAAAGTGCTGTTCATGACTTCCACTTTGTCCTTCATGCGCCCTCCGGGATTTTGCCGATGGAGAAGGCGCTGATGTCGTCTATTTGAGCGATGAGGTTTGCGAGTTCCTGTTTATGCTTTTTGGGGGACTTGCTTTTGTGGATAGACATGGAGCATTTTTCGGTAATGTCGTGAAAGATTTCATCCCGGCTGAATCCTAGATGGAGCAGCTTGACGATGCGGTCTTGAGGTTTCCCGTACTGCGCTTCCGCTTCAGTCAGCGGTACGTCGCTGGTAGTTTCTGGTTTCATGATTAAATCCCAAAGTAGTTAAATGAAGGTTCCATGTGGAACACCCCGGAGCATCGCATACATTGGGGTCAGGGTCAATCAGACGACTATGACTTGCCCCATTTCTCCATTAATATTTTGCGTACCTTTTTGCGTTGTCTTTCAAGATGCGGAGATCCTCCCGCGTTTGTTGGAGGGTGGCCCACATCGCCACGTTGGAGATGATTGATATTGCTAGCAGTAGCTGAACAGTTTCCATTTTCGCACCTTTCGCATAATCCGTTTTTGATGGGGACGCCGGGTTTGTTGCAAACGTAGCAGTGGCGCATTAGTGCAGATGCTTCTTTTCAAATCCCACATAAGCGTCCATAAGAAAATCGGTGTAGATGACGTAGCCCATTTGACACAACTTAAAGACAAAGTCTTCGTCGGTGGTGGCGTAAGTCAAATCTTCCATGATTTTAAATTCTTCTGATGCAGGAATTTGTTGATTCCGCCTTTCTAAAAGAGTCATCACATGTTCACGAAAGCCGTCATTATCTTCAAAAGACTTGGCAGCTTCTACTCTGTCCGCTTTTCGGGAGATGCGCATGTTTGGTTTGAATTTCATGGTTATTTTTTCTCTCTGTTGGTAAGCTAAAGATCAATAAAAAACACTCTATCGCATACACGGGTTACGTACAAGATGAACACCAAACTTTATTTAGTTGAATGGCGGGATGCTTGCGGGGGAACGAAAGAAGGTTGGAGGCCGCTGGAGGATCTGAAGCAGATTCGTGAAGCGACGGTATTTTCCTGCGGAGCGGTTATTCACATAGATGACGAACGCTTAATTGTTTGCCCGCACATCATCCCCGACGAACATGGAAATGTGTCTGAAGGAGATGCGGAGATTGCTATTCCTATGGGCTGGGTCATAAGCATTACGGAACTTGAACCGTGAACCGTGATCCGGGGGGCGAGTGGGAAGACGCGTTAGAAGAGGCGGACAATTACGTGGAAGAAGATCCGCTGGCGGAGGTTGGTGAGGAGTCGATGTCGTTTTACGAGCGACGATTCAAGTTAATAGAAGAGGCGGCTAAAAAAATTCGCAAGAAGAATTAATTTTTTCGCATAGTTTCTGAAATGATGCTAGACCAAAAATAAAGATCAAAGTCGTCCATGTTGGATTTAAGTTTGTTGGCGCGGTCACAGACTAATCGAACGTTATTTACTTCGTACCCTAAATTGGGGTTTATCCGGTCTATTGAAATATTGGTTCCTCTTCTCACTCCGCTGTTACCGTGCTGTCCTTCGCTTCCCCATGTCATGGGAAGGCCGCTTAGGCAGCAAAGTCCCTTTTGTTTTTGGAACAGGTCAATAAAAAAAGAGTCATCAACTTCTTTTGACACGGAGAGGGCGCGAGTAAATGCTCGTCTTTTCATGTCTCTTACTCTAGCTTTAATGTAATTGACATGATTTTTATGGACGCTGTCGGAATTTTTCTTTGAATCACAAACAGAACAGAAAGCCAGTTTTCGGCGATACCGGACTAATTTTCCGTCATTGATAAATCGGTTTGGGTAATCGGTTAATTTCTTTTCTACACCACAGTCATGGCACACATACTTCTTCAACCGCCTGCCCCTACATGCGATTAAGGGACCCTTATACTAAAGTCATAATTAATAAAAGCAACCCTATGATTAAATAGTCCTTCCAATCGGGCTTGGGGCTAGATTCTTTATCCATCTTCTTGCTCCTTTAAACGGTAGTAAATAACGTGTGCGCCGCAATCCGAGCAACTCAGGTTGCTGGACATGTCGAAGAACTCTTCCTCTTCTGATATATCGTGGTCTCCACCCCAGATTAGGCGGCCCCTACAGTACCAACACACATCCCCAGATTGAACCGGGGGCCGTGAAACGTCGCGCAAACTCATTCTTCAGTAGACTCCACTTTGTACCAGTTTGAACAGGGGTCCGTGGCCCGTGACTTGTGCAACGTGCAAAACCATTTGCGCTTACCAACTGGTTTGCTGTGTTTACATGTTCGGCATTCGACGGACAATGGGAGAGATACTTCCCCCTTTGGCCAACAATGCGGACGGTAGTTGCAATATCGGCAGTTCCAGTTTCTAGGATCGCTAGAGATCTTTTTTGCTGATCCGTCACGAACCACGGACATAACTTTGTAAATTAGGGAAACATAATCGTTGTGGTTGTAGGGCACATGTTCTGCATGATAGGTCGAGTTGTTTTTGTTGTACGCGACAAGCCACGCTGCTTTGGCGGTAGACAAGCCCATCAACAACTGCATTTGGTAGTAATAAATTGGGTGACTTTTATGTATTCCTAAATTTTTAAAATTAATCCATTTTTTATCATTCATGGATTTTATTTCTAATACTTCCAGAATAGGTTTTTCTTTATCAAAAGCAATAATTCCGTCCGAATGACCCCGGAGGTGCCCCCCGAAGGCGGTGTATTCCCACTGTTCTTTTGTTCTTGGATCGACCTCGTAGACGAAGGCCCCACTTTTTTTTAAATCCCTAACAACAATTTCTTCAACTATATGCCCCATTTCAAAAATTCGCTGCACTGCGGCAGGGATTTTCTTTTGCGGGTAACCTCGTAGGCTAAACTGGAGAAAAGCGTGGCAAGGGTGGCCGACGTTACTTGCACCTATGTAACAACGACGCTCCGCCTCGAAATCTTTTTCTGTCCCAAGGTCAATGGCTTTAATTAGGTCCATGTTAAAATTGATCCGTGAGCCGTGAAGTATGGCTATATACGATAATATACGTTGAGGTTTAATGCAAATGATTGGCCCCGAAGGTTTTGATGAAGCTATCCTTGGAATTGGAACGGTTTACACAAAAAATGGCCAAAAAGAAGTATTGGTTTACGACGTACAAAAAATGATAAAAATCGTGGTGGACGACAGTATCGACATGACATGGGACGAAGCCAAAGAATTTGTGGAGTTTAATATCTTAGGTATTTATTTGGGAGAAACAGGGCCTTGCTTCTTGCAAGCTGCGGTAAATCATTTGCCGCCCGGAGATGAAGATACCATCCACTAATAAAAAAACCCCCCATTGCGGGGGGCGGATCGGGTTCAATTAAACTCACTTTGGGAGAAAAGTTTTGTGAACCCTAAAACGTTTGAAAAGACGGAGTCTCTGCAATACCGTCAAAGCGAAGTATACCAATCGGGCTTTATCACCTCAAGAATTTCTTTAGTGGCTTCGGCTTCCGGGACTACAGACAAATCGGCCTGAATTGCCATAGTTCGATGGAACCGGTTTGCCATTTGATGTGCTGCTTGCACGGCCAGTTGGGCATCCTGAGAATCTACTCCATGGTGCCATTTACTAGCTCCAGAATAAGACGGTCCAAGTACCAGCGGGCCTTCCGCAGGTCCTCTACGGGCTCTTTTTTTATCTCGTATCGCCATACGTACTTTTGAATGTTCCCTTTGAGATACCCCTGAAAAGCTTCCGGGGACATGCTGGCCTTGATGCAGTCAATGCACTCGACATCACCTTGGTTGTAATGCGAAGGGCAGCTTACGTTGTCAAAGTTTTTTGGCATTTTTTTCTCGTTCCGCATCAACTTTTGCTTTGAGAAATTCGTGCCAAATGTGCAACTTATCGAAGTCAGACCTGTTTACCTTGCCTTCTTCGTAACCCTTCTCTAATTTTTTTAAGGCCTTATCAAACTCGGCCTGCATCGTGCTAAACGTCATATCGAATAACTTTTTGAAGTTAAAGATTCCCCGCCAGATTCTTTTTTAAACTCAGAAACTTGCTCGGCAACGTATTCTTGATCCCGCCCAGAAAGATTTTCTTGCTTCCAAGATTCAACAATATAACGAAGTTGACCGCTAATGGTTCGGCCTTCTACCCTAGCGATCACTACAATTTCTTCATACACGTCGCGTGGAAGCAGTACAGACTTCCATTTTGTTGTGTCCATGGGATATCTCCTACAAAAGTATGGGAAAGTATAAGGCTGTTTTATCCACTAATCAAGCTCTTCGCACTCTCCCCAACTAGGGCCTAAATCTACATCGCATTTATTTGGAACCTGCAAAGGAACCGCCTGCTCCATCTTTTTTGCTAATTCTCGGGCTTCCTCAACGCTTTCCACTGAGAAAGCAAGCTCATCATGCACCTGAAGCATAGGGACGCTCCCTGCGGCACAAACATCAACCATCGCCTGCTTGGTCATGTCCGCAGCCGAGGCCTGTATAAGTCGGTTGAGAGCTTTGTAGGTGTATGCGCGTTTAAGCCGTGTGGTGGGCCCGTGAGTCGCGATGGCTTCCTCACGAGGTAGCGCCTTGTGCATGGCAAAGCTGTCCGGCTCCCACATGTCAAATCGGCACTTTCTTCCGCGCAAAGATCGCAGACTTCCAGAAGACCGTGGGTCGTCAAGCTTATTCTGTACGCCCCGCATCAGGCCTTTTACGAAGGGAACCTTGTTGTGATATTGCTTGGTCAGCGCCTTTGCTTCTTCCACACTAAGATCAAGTTGATCAGATAGTTTATTGACGCCCATGCCGTACATCATGCCGAGGTTGATAACCTTGGCCTGCTTTCGCGGGATGCCTGCCATCTCGCTCACCATGCTGTGAAAGTCCATGTTGGGGTCATTGCGGTAGCCGTCTACAAAATCCTCTACTCCGGGCATCGGCATGTTCTTGTAGTCGCCGTAGTTCTTAGCGAAGTGAACCAAGATCCGTGGCTCTTGTTGCGAGAAGTCAATCGCCGCCCACTGCTGACCTTCTTCTGGGAGGAACAAAGAGCGGATCATGGGGCCCAGTTGTGGATCGCGGGCCGGGATCTGTTGAAGGTTGGGTGAGTTCATAGAAATGCGGCCCGACACGGTCCCGCCGTCGTCCGAGCGCAATTGATTAATGTGGCTATGTATTCTTCCTTTATGTGTGAACTTTAATATGCCGTCAATAAAGTTTCCGTTGGTCTTGTTGAGATTACGAGCTTTCACAATCATCTGAGCAAGCTCGTGCTTGTTCTCTGTTAAAAACTGTTTTGTAAAACTAGGAGAGCCCTTTTCAGTTTTTGGATAGGGTAGGCCAAGTCCGTCAAACGCCTTAGCAATTGACTGCGCGGCCCAAATCTCAACGTTGTTACCCGCCAAAGATTTAATTTGTTTGATGACCTCTTTCTCTTGCTTCATTAGAACCTGCTTGGTCCGTTCAGCGCGGTCAATGTCCACCCGTATGCCTCGCAAGGTCATGTCCACCAGATGTGGAAGCAAGTCAATCTCAAGTCGCCAAACGTCCCAAAGATCTTCCCGGTTCAACAACGTTTTAAAATGGTGCCAGAGTTCTAACGTGATCTCGGCATCGGTCTCGGCATATGGCCCGACGTACATGGCGGGTAACTTCCACATCTCGCCTTTAGGATCGACGCCAAACTCCTTGGCGGCCTGCACCAAAGTCTTTTCGGATTTTGTCTTGCCCAGATGGTCGTAACAAAGAGCGTTTAGGCTGTAGCTAAACCGGTTTTCATCAATCAGACTAGCTGTAATCATGGTGTCGATTACGCGGCCCTTAACCTCAAAGCCCATGGCGCGAATCCAACCAAGGTCGTACTGAGCGTTATGCATGATTTTGTCAGCAGGTGACTCAAATACTTTTTTAAGCCACTTGCTCACAATGCGCTTGTCGAGGTTACCCCCACCGGCATGGCCGACAGGGATGTAACATTTCCACCCGGAAACTGCGATGGCATAACCCACCACCTCGCCATCACACGTAGGCCAGCCCGGTCCTTTTACCTTTAAATTCGGGTCGCGGGTTTCTACGTCGATGGCGATTTCGTCCGCGTCAAAAATATCAGGAAGCTCCATAGGAGGAACCCAATCACTTTTTGGAGGGAACATGGCCATTTGCAATTTTCCGGTTGTCATTACGCTACCCTTTTCTCGCGAAGAATTGCCTTCTCAAAATGGTTGCAGGACGAACACCACCAACCAACGCGTTTTTTTTGTTCTGCATTAATTATTTCTTCCGCTACTTCCCCGCAAGCGGGGCATTTAATATGACTCATATCCGTGTCTTTTTTCATAACGCGTAGGACCTTAAATAATCTTCTGGTTCTAGTATGTAGAGGTTTTGAAGTGCCCGCGTCACCCCAACGTAAAAAACGCGGTGAAGATCATCTCCCGGCGTATCTAATGCCGCAGCGGTCAAATCCGGCAGGATTACAACGTTTTCTGCCTCTCCACCTTTTGTGCCGTGGATCGTGGACAATCTAATTCGGGGCGTGGCGTTAAACTTCTCGCCTCTGCGAAGGAGGGCAGTAATGTAGACTCTGTCCCCCTCTGGTATTTTATCCATGGCCTCATGCCAGATCATTTCATCTGTGGCCAATAGACCGAAATGTTCTTGTAAATCATCAAGTCCAAACATTTCGTTATTGTCAGCGGCTATTCTTTTGTGACCCCGTTTGATACGCACCCCGTTGCCGGACATAAAAGAGTAGATGGCTTGCGCCGTGCCGCAGGTAATCACCCGCCCTTTCCGCATGGCCTCCCAGCCATTAATAGCCAGCGACATTTTTTCCGGGATAGATCTTCCGCCGTTTTGACGCTCAAACAGATAGCCGCCATTTTTTAATTCTTGCTCTATTGGGTAAAGCATAAAACGCGCTTGTGCCATAATGATCCAAGTTCCGTGCGACATGTCTATAGAGCGAATGTCCGGGACACGCAGTATTTGTCCGCGCTCTTGCCGAGGGCGGTACACTTTAGGGAACCGGTTTTGAATGCGCCCCGCAATCTTTTCGGCAAGCTCGTGGATCGCCGCAGGAACACGGTAGCTTTGTTCTAGCACCTCTGCGCCGCCGGGAAGGTTAATGAAGTGATCTACGTCCGCCCCCGCCCAGCGGTAGATAGCTTGGTCGTCATCTCCTGCTACAAACATGCGCTCAGACCTGCCGTCTAGCTTGTGAGCAATGTCCCATTGAAGCGGAGACAAGTCCTGCGCCTCGTCTAAAAAACAAATCTTCATGTGCGGGACAAGGTGGTCCGCCTGCTCTACGAACATCTCCAGCATGTCGGTGAAGTCGATTAAACCAAATGCCTTTTTATAGTTTTCGTAGGAGTCGGCCACATACTTTACTTCCACCCACGTAAAGTTAACTTCACTGTGGTTGTACTCCGTTCGCAACGAAGTTTTTTTAGTTTTTGCAAGGTTTATTAGCTGAAGGATCGGATGATCTGTCGCTTTAAACGACACATCCTCTTCCTCGTGCATAGTGCCGCTTAAATTAAAACCAATGGCTGCCGACAACTCTTTGTAGTTTTGCCGCCCCATCATTTGATTTTCCTTAACCCCTATCAAACGGTAGGCCAAAGAATGAATGGTGCGAAAGTACGGAAGATCTTTGTCGGGGTCTAAGTCAAAACGTTTTGCCGCCCGCTCCTTGGCTTCGTTAGCGGCCTTTTTAGTGAATGCAAAAAACCCCACTTGTGATGGGGTTATTCCGCTGTCTAAAGACTTCTCCACCATGTTCAACAAAGTGGTTGTCTTCCCGGTTCCGGGTGGCCCGAAAATACGAAACATCAGAACGGGTCCGTGGTCCGTGTTTCAAAATTCTTGGACTCCACCTGATCGTGCGGGATGTCGCTAACCGGAACGCGCCAAACTCTTATGGGCTTACCCTTTACCTTTAACAATACGGACTCGCCATTGATGTCCCGCAACCGCTGTGCCACTTTGTGCGTCTTGAACTCGCTAAATCGGTTCTTGCGCAGGAAGCCCTCAAAGTCTTTTAGCCTAAAATGCACGGCGTTGTTTTCGTCGTCTACCCACGGCCTGCGCAACAAAATTTCTTCACGGTCTTCCGCCTTCTGGGTCGAAGTGCAGAACTCGTCAAGATACTCGTAAAACTGACCGTTAATACTGGCGTCTTCGGACACCTCCATAATGGAGCCGTCTGTTTCTGCCATTTCTTTCATCAGTTGATTGATGCGGCCTTCCCACCCACGCTTGGCCATTGTTTGCGGCATGAAGTTAAGCTGCTCAATACACGCTTTTTGAAACACCGCTTGATTTTGTAGCCCCTCAGTATCTAACTCTAAGGGCACCCCGTTAACGTCTAAAAACCAGACAGGCGGGATAGAGTTGTACTTTCGTAGGTTAGCCACGGCCATGTCACTGACCGCCGCACCAATCCCAAATTTTCGGGTTTGGCACAACTCGCGGTTACAGTAAGGCTGAATGGGCGCATCACTACACCGATAAGCGTAGTCTTTTTTGTCCAACTGCTTAACTACGAGGTTAACTTCATTGAGTGGTAACGGCGGATCAATGTAGGACATGTTGTGGTGCAAGACTTCATCTTGCCACGTATCCGGGTACGCTTTGCGAAGGTACACCCCTAAGCTGAAGAGTCCGTTGTTTCGTCCCCCTTCGCTAATTTTTTGGGCGCATAGGGTTTGGAGACAGGGCGGGCCGTCCACGATTGCGGTGTTTTCAATTTTTTGGTGCGTGATTGCTTCAAGTTGTTCTGGTGTTTGTACGTGCGCTTCATGTAACGCAAAAAACTCATGTAACGTCGCGGCACTACCGTCATCATTTAAAGCATACCTCAACCCGTCCTCCGCATTGAAGTACGGCATATTGAGGAAGTTCCCTATGTCACCACGATCTAAAAAAAGCTTGATCTGTTTGGGAAAGATTTCACTTCCCCCATACCCTAACCCACTGGCTAAGTGTTGTAGCGTGGACTGCATTGTTTTTGCGGTGACCCACTCGCTACTAAAAAGAAAACAATGTGCGCCTCCCGACTTGGATCGACATATTACCAAAGGCATCTTGCTACGGCGAATTTTTTCTACCAGCTTAGTGTGGTCAAGGGGATATTCGTCAATATCAATACAACCCCATTTACAAGAGTCGTCTTCGTTGATGGGGATAATCCCTATCCCTGCCCCAGTGCCCGCTAGATGCTGTTCAAAATGCTCCGTGGTCCGTGGTTCGCGAACGACTCTTGCTTTGCCGGTATTCTTGCCATTTGCTTTAGTGCTGTCGATTTCAAACGTGCCGTAGGCCTGCTTGAGGCCATCAAAAATAGCCGCAAATCTTTTTGCATCAGACATTTATTATCAACCAAAAAAAGGGGGCACGGAGGCCCCCTGTAACAACTTAAAACGGCGCGTCGTCAGATGCGTCATTTCCCTCAGTGGTGTGCTTGACCTCTACGTCACCGGCTTGGATGCTTTCGGCAAACTGCTTGGCTTGACTATATGACATAGCATCATCGACCACGCCTTCTAAGGAGATGTCCCAGCCATGCCAAGATCCTTTTGAGTTCTCTTCAGAAATAGTTTTCAGCAAATAAACGTGACTGAAACGAGGCGGAGTGAATGGGCCGTTTTTTCCTACCAACGTCCGTTGGGCAATAGTGCTGTTCCACTTACGGCTTTTTTTAAGCTGCGTAGCTTTCATAGGAATTAACGCCGTTGTTGTGCTTCCATCTGCATCAAGAATCAACACAAAGTGCTGATGCGTTTCCTCCAAGTACGTGCCGTTGCCGCCGACGACGTAATCTTTGTTGTCGTCCCCGCGATCCGTTTTTGGACGACCTTCTTCTGGGGTATAGATATTCAAAGGAGCGCCATTACCCGAGCCCCGAGGAGCCCACTCAACAAAACGCCGCTGATAATGGCAAGGTATGACACGAATACCGGTTTTGCCAGAGTAGACCTGATTTGACACGGTGTTGAGAATATCTCCGGCTTTTGCGTTTTCCAAATCATCCAAAGTCGGGTCTTGGCGACTAAGCACCTTGAGGAAAGGCAACGCCAAGTCGTCTTGACCCATGTTCTCCAATCCTTTTCCAGCATCTTGCTCGAAAATGCTAGGATCAAAGGTGACGATACCATTGTCTTTTTGCTTTTCTGCTACTGCTTTTGTCATTACTTTTTCCTCGTGATGTTAGCGCGTTGGCCGACGTAGGCCCCAAAAAGTTCCATGGGAAAAGTTTCTCCCGTTTGAACCCGTTCTTTTACCCAAGCTTTCAAGGTGCTTGGGTGAACCTCTGTTTTTTGCTCCGCCGCGTAACCAAGTCCCTGAGCATAATCGATAAAGTCAGAGGCTTCTTGGTCCTCGCCCCGTCCAAAACCACAGCTAACAGTATTTTTGATGAGGTCATCGAATCCGTTAGCGCGTAGCCAATTAAAAGCAGTTTCGCGGTTTTCCGCCTTGATGTGTGCGCCGTAAGTTGGACGCACACTCACCTTGGAGCCGTCCTCAAGTTCAAATGAATTGAGGCCCAACTCTTGCAGCATCGCGGGAAGGTCTTCGTCGGTAAGTTTTAGCAGTTCTCGCTTCGCTTCCTTTAACTGGTCGTCCAACTTATTGACCATGTCTTCTTGATTGCGAACAGCGCGAGCAATCTCTGCTACGCTAGATAAGCCGGTGTTTTCCATTTTCTCAATGGCGGAAGCGGTGGCTTGATCCGCTTCCATGTCAAAGAGCAACTCGCTCATAATTTCTCCTTTCGTTATCAAGCCCTTGTTGAGGGCTGGACGCACAGTGTAGGGTCGTATATCATCGCATGTCAAGCCTTTGGGAGGATTTATGTACCAATACAAGACCGATCCATATGATCATCAAAGAGAAACGTTCGATGTTTCGTGGCAACGCCCGTATTACGGGTTGTTTATGGAAATGGGCACGGGCAAATCTAAAGTAGCCATAGACACTATGGGCGCGTTGTTTGAGTCCAACGAGATTGATACGGCGTTGATCATAGCCCCGAAAGGCGTTTTCGATAACTGGGTAAAAAAAGAAATACCTGCGCACTTACCAGAGAGAATTCCATGCAAGTTGGTAAAGTGGCAACCTAACTTCACTCAAAAATTTCGCGCTGAAATTCAAGCCATTGCAAGTCCCGAGGACCGTGAGCCGGGATTCCTGCACATGTTGGTTATGAACACTGAAGCATTTTCCACTCAAAAAGGCGCGTCTGCGGCACAGAAATTTATTAAGCTAAACCCCAATTGTTTAACCATTTTGGACGAAAGCACCAGCATCAAAAACAAAAGCGCACAGCGCACCAAGAACCTGATTAAAGTGGGGCAGGCTTCAAAATACCGGCGCATTTTGACCGGATCGCCCATCACAAAAAGCCCCATGGATTTATTTAGTCAGTGCATGTTTTTAGATCAGGAAGCGTTGGGATTTGCCAGCTTTTATTCGTTTCAGGGCCGGTATGCCGTAATTCAACGCAGGAGCATGGGAGCGCACAGTTTCAATCACGTTAGCGGTTATCGTCGATTAGATGAGTTAGGAGAAAAACTAGATACGTTCAGCACTAGAGTTTTAAAGAAAGAATGTTTGGATTTACCCGACAAGGTGTACCAACGTCGTGAAGTCAACCTTAGCAAAGAACAGGTTGTTCTATACAAGCAAATGAAAGACTTGGCGTTAGCTCAATTAGATAAAGGTACGCTGGCTACCACCGCCTCTGTTTTGACGCAAATAATGCGCCTACAACAAATATGTTGCGGCCACCTTCAGCCGGACGAAGGACCCATTCAAGAAATTAACAATAACCGCCTTGATGAACTAATGAATGTTCTTGAAGAAGTTAATGGAAAAGCAATCATTTGGGCTACGTGGACATACGATATTCATAGAATAGAAAGGGCCCTAAATAAAAAGTGGGGCAGTGGTGTAGTAGCATCCTACTATGGCGAGACCGAGCAAGATGACAGACAGGCAATTATCGAAAGATTCCAAGATCCCGACTCCGAGTTACGTTTCTTTGTTGGACAGCCCCGGACAGGTGGATACGGGATTACTCTGACTGAAGCAAATACGGTGATTTACTTCAGCAACAGCTACGATTTAGAGATCAGGCTGCAATCAGAGGATCGCGCACACCGGATTGGCCAGAAAGACAACGTGACTTACGTTGATCTGGTCAGTCCGGGGACAATTGATGAGCGTATTTTAGCCGCTTTGCGAGATAAAATAAATATCGCCGGAGATGTTTTGGGCGAAAGTGCTAAGGATTGGCTTATTTAAGCAGGTCCTTGTCGCATCATCAACTCTGATGCCAGCCTACCAATGTCGTCATTTGGGCCCAACACCTGCGCAGTTCGCTGTAGCGACTGCGGCGTAAGCGGGGCCGAGGCCGGAGGCGCGGGGGGCATGGGCGGAGGAGCCGCTTGAGCTACCGGGGGCGTTTCTTTTGGGGCCGGAGCTTGTGCTACGCCTAGTATCTTAACCAGATAGTTCTGCGTTTCTTCTGGTAGCGTAGCCGGATCTCCCTTATAGCTTTTCGCCGTAGTAGGTCCGGCGTTATAGGCAATCAAAGTACGAACGGGATCTCCGTCAAATAAAGAATACATGGCTTCAAAATATTTTCGTCCAAACGCTTCATTAACTTTTTCAATTCCCAATAGTCTAGAAGCCTCTCTCACCGTGGGAGCAGGAAGTCCGCCCTCGGAAGGCTCGGCCACATCTTGCACTTCTACGCCAACACTTCTTGCAACGTCAAAAATACTTGGCGCACCGTATCCCGGTCTTGCTGCCGTAGGGGGCATAACCTGCGCAACGCCTAACGCACCTTTTTTTGAGGTTATAAGTTGGCCCTGCGCATTAACCTGCCGATTTCCAGATTCTTGTTGAAGCACCCGGCTCCACAAAGCGTCTTGTTCGAGAACTGTGGGCTCTGAAGGCACCGCTTCTGACGGCATGGCCTCGGGAACCGTGGTCCGTGGCTCGGGAGCCGTGGTCCGTGGTTGACGTATTACCGGGGGCTTACTTCCCGCGTCTAAAGAACTTGTTTTGGGAAGTGAAACCGGCAACATTTCAAACCGTCCGGTTTTTTCTGCTAGTTCTTCACGGGTTCGTGGCGGAAGCCCCTTAAACTCTTCAGACTCTGCCTGTTCGACAGCGTATGCTCTTCTTCCAAGCACAAACCCTTTGCTCAACATCCAATCTCTAGCCAACTGGAACATGCTTTTTGCTTGGCGTTTATCCCGAGGAGTTTTTAACATTTTTGCAAGAAACTGGGGGTCGCTAAGAAGCTCTTTAAAAGCTTTCATGTTGTTTACCCCAGACTTGCTTACAAACAGAGAGCGTAACGCCGCAGAGCCCGCTGAAGCCGCAATCAAGCTTGCCTCACTGCCACCTATCATGCCAGACACGCTTGTGCCCATTTTTGCGCCTATAATTCTTAGCGCCAAATCTCGCAAAGGACTGCCGCCTTGTTTCAAAAGCTCGTCTAATCCTTCTTTTGTTAAAAGAGATTGAAGCGCGGTCATTTCAGCCAAATACGTTTGTATTGCCTTAAAATCTTCTGCGCCCAAAAGATTTTTGCTTTGCATCCACTCCGCGAGAGTTATGGAAGATCCCGGCTTAACGGGCATAAACAAGCTGTCGTACATTTGTTTAGGATTTAAATCCCCGTTGCGGTTACTTGATCGTGCAATAGCCCAATCCATCATACCCGTCTTCAAACTTTCCCGAGCTTCTTCACGAACCTCCTTTGTAACATCTGTTACTCGGGCATTTGCAATTGTTCGCCATATTTGATTTAACTCATATTCAGGCCGCTCAGAACTTAACGCGCCGCTAATCGTGGCGCTAGGTGTTTCATCCCCCTTCGCCACCAGACGTTTGAAAGACAGCCGCTCTCTTGCGTCTTTTCTGCTTAGGTTCGCTTGATTACGCGCAGTATTTAACAATTCATATGCGGCATCTACGTCATTTAAATCGTTTGCTAGGCGTTTTGGAAACATCGCCAAAAGTTGTTGGTTGTTTGGGTCTTCCAGCCAAGCTTTTAACTCACGAGTGTTTAATTCTAACTCTTGCGCCGCGTCAGCACCTTCTCTTGGGCGTAAAACGGTTCCTCTTATATTGCGAAGGGCTCTTTCTAAAACATCGGGAACATCGTTAACAAGGCGACCAATGTCTATTTCTTCTGTTAGGTCGGTTAACTCAATGTCTGGGTTAACGTCATCTCTAAGAAATTGACCTACTCGCGATATTTCTTTTGTGTTTCTTAAAACACGATCCGATCTTCCTGTAAATAAAGTGCGAACGGCTTCTTCAGGAGATAAAGCCGCGGCTCCGGTTGATTTAGTTCCAAGCAACATTGAAGGGGCGGCAGCTCTTGTAAACACATCATTAAGCGCCCGACTAAATGCTCTCGCCGCAGTAATAGACGCTTTTGCGTCTACCCCAGTAATATCATCTATCGCCCCGGTCAAATCTTGATCAACAAGGTCAGCCATTACTTTGGCCATTCCTGCTTCGTCGTACTTTCCTCCCGCAGTAAGTTCTCGGTTAGCGGATAATGCTTTCGAGCGCATTTCTGTCAAGAATCGACTTGAAATTGAAATGGGTTGATCGCTCATCCTTAATTCTTCAATTAAGGTGCGCAAATCAAGTATTTCATCGGCGGCCACCTCTTCTGACGTTCTTTGGGCGGCGGCAGTGGCACCTTCTGTCAACTCTAGTTGTGCCCGTGCAGTAGCCATTCGATTTTGTAAAAGCGATGTCATTTGTTCTAATTCGGCAGTCCTAAACTCGTCTTCAGGAATGTTTCTACGCCCGCGGGCGGCATTTGTTAAAGTTTCGATGGCGCTTAGGTCACGTTCCACCGCCAAAATTTGTTCTTCGGGCGTCATTCCTCCAAAACGCGGACTATTACTGGCTAAATCCAATATGTTTCTCATGCCGTTTTTGGTGTACTGCGACATGTTGTCTAAAATTGTTTGTCGCCGTCGGCCTAAGCTGGCTAAAGTTCTTTCCACCCTAGTGCGAGTTTCGGATGCGTTTGAATCTCCTGCATCGGACCCTCGTTTACCTAAGCGGCTGGTGTCTACCCCGGCATTATCTAAAATTTCTATGATATAACTAACTTGCTGTTTTATCGGGGCGGGCAGGTATTTAAGACCCGTTCGGCTTGCGGGAAGGCGGTCCATAAAACCAAACAGGTTTGGAAGTCGTATTACTTCGCCAACTTCTTCTCCTTCAACAGGTAATGCACGAAATACATTAATGTCTGCTTCCGGCAGGTTGGAATAAAGAAAACGCTCCTTTGCCCTAGCCGCAGATAAAGAATTAGTTAAAACTTCTTGTAACGCAGTGCCTACTGCGACATCTGTTTCTCCTGTGCCAACTCTCCGTGCGGCCTCTAATACCCGGCCAGCGCTTTGATCCAATTTATCAATAAGGGCGCGTTCCATGGTATCTTGAAAAGCACTTTCTACTTGACGCAATGCCGCCGCATCACCAATCATGGCGTATGCCACAAGCATCTGCTTGTAGTTGTCAATTGCCTTTTTAACGCCCTCTTGTCCTTGAGCTTTAAGGTCGGGAAAAAGACCTGCCATTTCATGCTCAATACGGAGAAGAACCGGACTTTGAGTTATTGTTGCCGCAGTAAACTCTCTAAATTGCGGGTCATTAGCAATTTCTTCTATGGCCGCGGCTATTTTTTCGGGGTCTTCCCCAGCTTCTTTTAAACGCTCTTCGATGATATTGACTACATCAACATAGGCTTGCTCTTGACCTTGTCTTGAAAATAAAGAGCTAAGGGGCACTTCTTTGTTAGCAGGGTTTATGGCCGAACTAAATTTTTTAAGACCTCCAACTACGGCGTCAAAGTTTTTAACAACAAAGTAAGGCGCTCCAATAACATAAGGAAGAGTTAGACCAGCGCCAACTCCACCGACCATTTCTAAAGGAAACGCGCCCTCTCCTTCCAAGTATTCTTCGGAAAGATACCTTCCCCCGGTTGCGCCCGCTGCAAAAGAAACCTCTTCCCCGGCAGTTAAAATCCGGTTTGTGGAGGCTCGTTGCCCCATTTTAGGAATCATTTCCTCTGCTTTTGCAATAAAGCGTGTAGAACGAGGGGGCTTACGTGCGGCCTCTTTAAAAACCGCCTCTGAAACGGCTTGTGGAACCGGGCCGACCTCAAGGGTATCGCGCAGTTTATCCATTTTTGTTCTGGTTATTGCCTCTACTGCTTCTTTACCGCCAAAGGATATCGCTTCTTTTGCGGTCATGTAAGGCAATGGAATAAAGCTAGTAGCAACTGCCGCTGTTTCTCCAACGCGCTCCATGCCGCCGCCTCTTTCCGGGTCTACAAGATCGGGGGCTCCAAAAAAATAATCTCTAAGCGCCTCAACCGCTTCTTCCCCTGCAATTTGGCCAGCTATCCCCGTAGCTCTCCT